AGTTGTATTGAGTTCAAGCGGGCTTCCGGTGTTCGGACGAACCTCAACCTTCGTAAGCATTTACTTACCTCGACCCTTCACTGCATTACGTGCATGGAAGGCTGCTTTCTTTGCGGCTTCGCCAAAGTGGATAGGCTGAATGCCGTGGAACTGCTGATTGAAATTGTATGTGTACGTAGCTCCCGTGCCTGTGTCCCGAGCGGGAGGCGGGTGGCCCATAGCAGCACCCGTGTAGCGCGGAGCGGTCGCCTGCGGCCTCCGGGTTGGCTGTGGCCTCCGATGCGCGGGAGGCGCTGCCCTGGGCCGTCCTGTGACCACGTTCGGGCGCGTCGGCGCAGTGGGAACCTCTCGACCGGCCTTGAAGTCTCTCACTGCCTGATTCATTGCAGCATTAATGACATTCGGGAATCTGACACGAACCCAATTGTCGAACCACTTAGCAACATTGGCTTCCTGGAATCCCATCGTCAGTGCCTCGCCCATCTTCAGACCGGCCTGCTTGAAGTGCTTGATCTCATCGTTGAAGTCAACGCGAGTCTGCTTCTGGATGTCGGCCTGCCGACGCTTCCACAGATTGACGATCTGCCTGATCTGGCTTGGAGGTGCATTCTTGAGTGCTTCGATAAGTGGGTTAGCCTGATCCGGTGGCATCGTCTTGAGCTGATCTAGCAATTCCTGCGGGATTCCACGACGACCGAGTGTGGCAAGATTCTTCATGCGCGTTTCAAAGTCCGTCACCTGCTCACGCATGTCACGGATGATGTCCACAGCGCGGGGAGTGATGCCCCACTCTTGTGCAAGATTGAATGTCTCGGAGGTAAGGAACGGGCCTTGGAATAGCTGACCCATCGCCTGCTCATTCTGCTGCTGCAGAGTCATGTACATCTGGCGCATCGTGTCAACCGTCTGTGTAGCGGCCTCACTTGCAGACTGAGCCATGTCCTTGTTGTAACCGATGACATCCTTACGGTACTGCTTCATGTTGTCTCGGTATGTCTTCAAGTCCTGATCGCCCTGCTGCACAGCCTGTGCATACTGATCGATGTACTGAGTGGCGGACTGGATATCGCCAGAAGCCACAGCGCCGTGAATCAGTCCGAGGATGTTCTTGTCCGTGACCTTCATCCTCGACACCTTCAGGAAGTTCTGCAGGATCGCTGAACCCTTGAGTTCGTTGCCCTTCTCGACAGCGCGAGAGATATTGATAGCAAGCTGTGCGGCCTTATCAACACTCGACTGCATCTGCTGATTAACCAAGTCCATGATCTCGGTGTAGGACTTAGTGCTACGCAGAGCTTCTCGCAGTGTGAGCTTGGAATCGACGTTTGGAGTCTTCTTCTCCAAGTCTCGCATCAGACCATCGAACGCATCCCGAGGGCCAGTCGAGCGAACGAGTCCCTTCACGTATCCCTCTAGGAACTTGACCGCAGCTTCGAATCCTGCCTTGCTATTGATTTCGAAGATTCCCTGCCCACGTAGGCTTGTGAACATGGCCTCACCCATTTCACGTGCTGCCTGATTGGGCGAGATGTTCTGCACTGCTGCATTCGTGCGAATCGCTGCCTCGCGCAGACGATCATATTCCTGCATCGTCTTCTCAAGGCTACGAGTCTCTGCATGAGCTTCGATCAGAATTGGAATGGTTGCAAGCGCGGCTCCTGCTGCAGCACCAAACGGGCCACCGGCTGCAAAGCCTGCTGCACCACCTAGAAGAATCTGACCGATCTTGCTCTGCCATCCGTCACCCTTGAATGCGAGCGTTGCGGCAATACCGATAGTTGCACCAATTGCGGTACCGCGTCCACCACGACCCATTAGCATCGCAAGACCAGCGCCGACGCCAGCACCACCAAGCAGATTCCAACCGTCACCCTTCTTGAGAAGCTGGATGCCAAGTGTGATGAGTCCAATACCGGCGAGCGCCTTAGTCATACCAACAATCGTGCGGAGATTCTCTGTTGCAGTAGCGAACTTAGGCCCGATATTGATAAGCGCCGCTGTCAGTGAGACGAGCGCCCCGGCAATCGAAAGGAACACACCAGAGACGAGCGTTGCAATTCCGAGGATCGCTGTGAACCTCACGATCATGCCGCGAGTGTGGGGAGACATGCGCTGCCATGCATCGATCCATCCCTGGATCGTCTCGGAGACGCGCAGGAAGATTGGGATAGCCTGCTCACCGATGTACAGCACCAGCACACGGAGTCGATTGAGGAATACCTGCCAGCGCACACCGAGTGTTTGATTCATTGCAGCGAACGACGCTGCGAATTCTGTGTTGTCTCCGATGACCTGACCCTGAACACGACGGTACTCATTAATGTTCGACAGGATCGTGTTGAAGAATCGACGTGCCTGGATCGTGGACTGCAACCCGCGTCCCTGTCCTCGACCGAATGCCGTAAGCGTTTGAATAAGTGTGTTCAGTCGCTTAGGCTTCAAAGCTGCGACTCGCTCGATAATCTTAGGAAGTGGAAGCAGGCGACCCTGGAAGTCTGTGATTGCAAGTCCAGCGTTCGCCATACCCTTCTGGAAGTCAGGGTTGGTCAGCACGTCCAGTCCACGTGCCAACGACACAGCGGCCTGCCTCTGCGATGGGATGTGCCTAGTCAGCACAGCCATTGCACCCGAGATGGAATCGAAGCTCTGCTGCGCACCCTTAGCTGCAGGGATCACAGAGTTGAGCATTCCCGTGAACTGTGAGAAGTTCATCCGACCGAAGCGGACGATTGCGAACATGCGATTCAGGATGCCAGTGGTAGTCTCGGTAATGCGACCGTGGTTGCGAAGCTCATCATCGAAGTTCTCAAGAACCGAGATGCTCGCGTTAGTTGCGGTAGCAAGATCGACACTGCCTGCCACAGCCACCTTGTTGAATTCGCGTAGGAGCCTGACGCCTGTGCCGAAGCTCACATCGATTGACGAGAAGATGTCGTATGCAGCCTGCGCCATCTGATCCGAATTTGCAGGGAAGACCTGCATCATGTTCTCAATGATCTTGGTGAGACGATCTGCATGCTCTGCTGTAACGCTGAAAGATTCGCCGGCTGCGCGAGTCTGCGTAGCTGCAAGAGTGACCTGCGTATTGAAGTTCGCAAATCGGTTCGACATTGCACCGAGAGCCACAGTGGAGATAGCACCGAATAGCTGGAAGGTACGACCGATACCAGCCATCGCATGGCCGATGTTGTCGAGCCTCTGCAGCGGCATCTTGCGCAGTGCAGCATCGAAGTTCATAGCTGCCTGCTGTGCCTGAGTCAGACCACGGTAGGCTTCCTGAAGCTCTGTACGGTTGCGGGCGAGCGCATTCCCGAGCGCACCCGAACTCATCGCAAGTCGCTGGAGTCCAGTCTGTCCACCAAGGATGCGGTCTAGCTTGGAGACACGGTTGCCGAGAGCATCGAAGTTCTGAATCTGTCGAGCGGCAGTGCCTCCAAATGAATTCCAGGCTCGCTCTGCTGCCTGTACTTCCCCGCGCATTGCGCGAGTGACAGGCAGACCCTCCGACATAGCCTTGTTGACGGCCATCTGCGCATCGCGGAATCTTGCGAATGCACGGAATGCATCAGCGCCGAGCATTCTCTGCAACGCCTGGGTCGCACGACGCGGTTCGATACGAGGAACGAATTGGTTACGAGCGATGTGCTGTGCCACATCCTGCATCGCCCTGTCGTATCGCTGTGCTGCACGAACTCCCTCAAGTCCGAAGTCTCGGACAGCCTTAGAAGCATTCTGAAATGCGACCTGCTGTGCGCGAGTTACGCCAGTGCGGAACCCACGCCCATCCGTGCGCATGACATCTCTCTGCGCATCGGCGTATCGCTGTAGTGCAGCGGTGCGAACATCGAATGCTCGACGCGCTGCTGTCGCTTCCTGTGCCAGCGCGAGTCTACGACGATTGGACTCCGCAAGTGCAACGCGGGAATTCGCTCGCTGAAGATCGGCATTGATTGCATCCCGCGTCTGAGCGATACGCTGCTCGCGGGACATAGCCGCGAACTCGCCCGAGACACGGCGAAGTGTCCGTGACGCGAAATCCTGCGCACGGATTGTAACCATGAGGGTGCCCATCTGCATCGGCATTAGATGGACACCCCCTTACTCTGTATGACGTTGGCGATTCTTAGCACGTGCCTTCGCCTTTGCAGATTGATAATCGTCATACCGAGAGTATGCGCCTAGGACTGCTTCCAGGCGCATGATCTCTTCGGCAGGTTGATCTAGTACGCCGCCCCCGCGAGGCAACACATGGAGTGTTTTGCACAAACCTCCATAGCGCAGCCAAAGCTCAGCCTCTTCGGTTACGTCTCGACCGTAGAAAGACTCGGATACGTCGCCTCTTCCGATGAGGATGAGGTAGGCGGACTCGGCAAAGGGGCAAGATCATCCTCACTAATTTGGGTAAGCTCAGTGATGTAGTCAGAAATCTCCTGACCAATCTTTGGATCGAGCTTCCACGTATGCATCGGCTTCTGAAAGTCGATCTTCTGCGTCTCAGCATCGTCCACAAACAGGTTGTGATCGATGATGCAGTTACGGAATTCGAACTCCGTGACCTTGACGTTCATCGACTCGAAGTAAGCACGCTGCATTTCCTCTTCATTTGTGTTCTTGCCCCTCTGCCGATCTGTTGCAAGCTGCTCGCTGTACATGCGGCCTGCAATGTCCTTACGCATCTCCATCTCATGGAACGAAAGAGTGCGCAGAATAACGAACCCTTCAGGCAAGGTGCGAAGTTCCTTGCGGAATGTCTCGGGATTGACTGTTGCCTTGGGCATTGCTCTCTCCTTTGTCTAGCCCTTACGTAATAGTGGCGGGTGACTTGACGCCGATCTCGTATGCAGGCCCGCCGACGATCCCCACCATGCGGCCGGTGAAACCAGCCATGATGAGATCGCCCATTCCTTCCAATCCGATGTCGTAGGTGTCGTAGCTGACTCGGTTACCCTGCAAGCGCACAGCGGACGTAGCAGCGGCGAAGGTTGCGCCACCATTCGTGGACTCCAGCTTGATTGCTCGCTGAGTGTTGTTCACGAAGTTGTCGTAGTCCGTCCGGTCGAGGAAGTCAAGCTCCGACTCAATCTCAGCTTCAGTGATGCCGTAGCTGATGTAGCTTGCGCCTCTGTCTGCACGAATGCGGTTCTGAGCTTCCGCGTTGTAGTTGGCGCGGAAGGTGAATCCGTTGAAGTTGACATCTGCAGTCGTGAACGACGGGGTAGCTGCTGCTGCAGCGAGGTACACCCTGTGTGCGTCTGCACCGAGAAGATCGGCAGCGGGCCACGTCGGAGACGGAGCCGACTGCACTGCCTCTGCAAGTCCAAACACATTCATCGTGACACGAAGCACTGCGTCTTCGATGCTGAACTCAAATCCACCAACGACGCAGCCGGTGTATCCGAAGACGACACCGTTACGCACGATGGTGATGCTCAGCGTCTTTGGAGTAGTAACACCCGATGCAGTCGATGCTGAACCCGCCGAGGACGGCGTGAACGAATAGACGAACGGCCCTGTACCCGACTTGGCAATAGTGTGACGTGACGCATAAAGCCAGTACGGGAGATTAGTAGGATCAGCCTCCATTTCCACATCGCCCTCGACATGGTAGTACCCCGACTTCACATCGGAGACGATGGTCTGCTGACGAATCTGCTCACTGTAATACTTCTCTTCCGTGTATCGCAGCGACTCGCTGAGAATTGGCACGAAAATGGTGGGAGCCGTATAGGTTCCCATCGTGGTTTCGAAAGCAATTCCAACCTTACCGCCGCCACCAAGACCCGCAGGCATTACTCACCACCTTCCGGCTTTGTCTCAGGCGGTGCGGCTGCAAGCGCCTCAGACTTCTCCTTAGTTGACAGTTCAGAGGAACCTGTCACCTTTGCAATGGTGCCGTGACCGTAGAAGTGCTTTACGTCATGTCCCCATCGGGAGATGAAGTTCTGCTCGTCTTCCTTGGTCAAGCTGACAGCACTACCATTCTTCACCAAGATGCCATCGCAATCGAATTCGAAGCCCTTAGGGAAGTCCGGGTGATCCACTTCAAGCTTGTATGCCACGCTTCCTCCTAAGCCATGTTGAACGGCACACGATTCTCACCAACCCACGTGAGTCGTGTAGTCACAGCCGTTACCACGTTCCCACCGATAACCCGTGCAGAAATCCCTGGGAATTCACCGTTCACAAATCCGTAGATGATGTGACCGTCTAGCGTAGTATTTTGGTGAAGGAGCTTTCGCACGTTTGTAGCCAGTTCGATATCTGTACGTGACCTGACGACTACCGACTCTGTGAGGTCACCGTGGAAAATCCAAATGTCCAGTAGAAACTGGACAAGGTACATCTGAGTTGCGTGTATCTCACGGTTGAGATTATCTGTCTGCACCAAAACTGCAGGGTACTCGGGCAGCAGACTCTCTTCATGCTCAGCAACGTAACGTAGGCCCAGGGACGCCTTGTTATCGTCAAGCAACTGAACGATGTGATCGAAGGGTTGCAGAATGTCATAGTAGTCCTGCAACTTAGCCTCTCCGGTGCGGAGGAAGTTTAATCATCGGTGTAGACCTAGGAACGAATCCGTGTCTACCAGTAATGGGATGCACACCCTGCGCAGCATGACGACGACCCCACCTACCGAGACTCGTTGTATAGACCTGAATGGCCTCATCGAACCACGCCTCAAACATTGCAAAGATGTATGCTCTTGTCTGCACCGTGAGTCCGAGGAAACGACGTTCGGGTAGTGGGTTGGAAGCACCTGATTTAGTTTTACGATCAGGTGCGCCGTACTGATGCCAGTATCCACGCTCAGGCATGACATTCTCGTTGAAGAACACAGTGTGGGAATTGACGATAATGGCTTCATCAGAAGTCACCGCTTGTGCCAATTCCGCACTCTGTGTCAGGATTCCGATGTTTGGATAGTTATGGGCAAACTCTTCGTAGTTCTCGCTCCAGTCCGTCCAAGGCTGATTGTCTGGATCAGTCTCGGTTTCGAATCTCTCCTGAATATCCATCTGCATTTCCCGAGCAGCCCATTCCATAGGTACAATAGTATTGTTTAGAGCTTTATCAACCTCCAGAATAGCGCGACCGAATACAATCGGATCGGGAGTCCATTCAATGTGAACACCTGGACGACTAACAGTAGGCACTAGTATCGATCATCCATTGCGAACTTAGGATCGCTCGACGTTGAGTTCGGTTCGAAGTAGCTATTGTCGAACTGCGGAGTATCGATACCAGGAATATCCAACACTCCACCAACGATCTGATTGAGCATCATAATCGCTTCATCGTAGAGCGCCTTTGCATACTGCACGTACTCGGGCACACTTGCAGCCAAACGAATCCTATACAGGATCGATGCAGCTAGGCGACCGGCGATAGCCCGAATCGTCTCAGGAGTAGTAGCGGGTGTCGCCCAACTAGCTAGGACGAGTGGATCGACGCTGCCCGTGAGATAGCCCCTGACGATCCGCTCTGCGTCTCTCTTTGCATCGCTGAGATCGTCAGGGACATTCTCGACCTTCAATGTATCGACGGGCAGATGAATCTGCACATCTGCGTCATCGATGAGGGGCATTTACGCCCCCTTCGGAGTATCAGACTCGCTAGCCTCCGTTGCAACTCCAGGGTTCTGCAGACCAAGATCCATCAGCTTGTTGATATCCACATCCCCATCGCTGTCAAGGACAGACGAGAGGAATGCGTTGGAAGGAGAAACCATGTCGTCGGCACCCTCGGGGAGCGGATATGCACGAACCGATCCGCTCGCCACAAGTGCGTCAAACTCTTCCTTCTCAACACCAAGCTTGGCCTGTGTCACCTTCTCACCACGACGGATGATGTTGCGCTTGTTAATGACCTTAACGAGACGACCGCCCGCAGCTTCTCGCTTCTCGGACTCGCCGCCCGCATAAATGTCACTCCATGCGTAGAACGTATCAGCCATGATCTCTCCTACCAAGCCGTGCTTCCGAATGCATCCTTGATAAGATAGCCCGCGACCGAAGAAGTCACCTTGAGATCGTACTTCCACGAAGTACGAACGAGGTCACTCTTGCGGCCTTCCTCGCGCCAACGGTCAGTCGGGCGAGTCGTGCCATCCGGGTACGTCTGTGCAAACGTCTTCCCGAAGGAAAGATCGTTCAGTCCGAGGCTAGGAGTGACATAGCCGATGAACACATCCTTGCCCCATGCGGAAACGAGGTTCGTCGTAGCCTCCTGGATGTCGTCGTCGTTGTACTTGTCGTCTCCGACAAGAACGAGCCGACCATCGAATCCAGTGAGGGCACGGAACGCACCTTCGTCCGTGAGGGCGAAGTTTGTGAAGCGCGAAACCATGTCGGGATGCTCTTCCAGCCACGGCACACCCTGCGCACCCATAACCATGAGGTTCGGAGCAATGCCGATTTTGGACATGATGGTGTTGATTGCAGTGCGGACAATCGTGATCGGGTTAGAAGTGGCACCTGCATAGTTATCCCACTGATCTGCCGTCAACAGCGTCACAGTGTGACCACCGGGGTACGTTGCTGTGTTGCGAATGAGAGCCGCAACTGCGATCTCATGCTCAAGCAGGAGTGAGTTCAGGATCAGCGCGGTTGCATCTCTCTCAGGATCGATCTGCAGTGCGCCACCGAAGGTAGCGTTTGCAAGTCCGCCCTGCGAGTTAAGCTCCTGCCTTTCCTCGTCCGCAACTGCCGCCTGCAGCGAATGCTCGACAGTCTTGAACGTATCCTCACTCCACCTTCCACCGCGAACCTCGTTCGCCACAGTACCCGGCTCACGGCGCGAGTAGAAGCGAACACGGCTTGACCTATCAAAGACGCGATAGCGACCCGACTGAGTATTCACCGTCACCTGTGGGAGAATGTTGAGTCCCACAAAGGTAGGCGGATTGTACCCGATGCTGAAGTTAGTCAGGATCGGGTCGCTATAAAGCGTACCGGGATCGTACATCATAGCTTGTTATTCACCTACCTTTCTATTACGGGGCGAGGTTGCCCGCGGTCGTCAGATGCACACGTGCATATCCACCAGCGCCATCAGCGTTGGACTCGATGCACGTACCGATAACGCGCTCACCCGTTGCAGCGGCCTTTGCCTGACCACTTGCATTGACGGTGACGAGGGCGGGAGCCGTAATGTTGCCTGCGCATTCCATCACCGTGTCACCCTCGACACGAATAGATGCACCCTTACCGCGAGTGATCTCAGGTGCGGTAACGTCATGCTGGACAACACCCGCAATGACATCGGTGATTGCGGTAACAGGAGTCACGGTTTCCGCAGCCGAGAACTTCACTGCGCGGAACTTCGTCAGTGCAGCCGCAGCGTTGTAGCCCTTATCCTGAATGTAATTGCCGGTCTTGCTAGGAGCCATTCTTACCCTCCCTTCTTACCCGACGTGGCCGTGGAGATACATCTTTGCAAGCTCAGGATTCTGCGACGAGACATGCTCAATCGCCGCCTCCTGTGAAAGATTGTCCTCCGTCATGGCCTGCTGGACTGCATCAGCGAACATCTGCCGTGCCTCACGGAAGTTCTGCGGTGCGGCAGTCTGATCGCTCTGAGTCTGACGAGAAGAACCGCGCTCGCCAGTTGGAACAGTTGCATACTCGTTGACGACCGAATCGAGAAGTCCAGAGAGCATGGTGTGATCGAACTGGCGATTCGCAATTGCGAGATGCGAGTTCTCAATCTCCTGACGAACCACAGGAGAGAATCCACGCTGCTGTCCTTCGAACTGTGCGTAGCTGTCGGCAAAGCTGTGTGCCTCTGCCTGACGGTCACGCGCCTCAAGCCGAGCAAGCCGCTCAGCCTGCTCAGGGTACATCTCCGCGAAAGCCTGCTGAGCCTGCGCAGCCTCGGTTGCCCTGTTCAGGGGAACGACAACCTGATTGATGCGATTCTCAACAAGCTCAGCAAGCTCAGCGTCGGTAGTCTCATCGGAATACTCGACACCGAGAGTATCTGCGCGCTGCTGAAGCCACTCTCTGTTCACAACACTTTCCTCCGTTTCATATGCTGCTGGCGGTGGATCGCGCCTCCATCCGTTTTCAATTGCGGGATCGCCTTCCTCGGGCGGCTCACGTGGCTCAGGAGGCCCACCGAGGCCAGTACCCGGCTCTGAATGCTCCATATCCGCGTCGTATGATGCTTGTGGCCCAGGGAACGAGAACCGATACCACTGAGAACCAGCGTTAGTGTTGTCAGTGGTATATGAATATGGTGCTGAAGTGCTTGCGGTACTGACCGGGGAATAATTCTGCGTTACGCTACCTCCAATGGTTTGAGCGATTGAACCGACAACCTGATCGAACGTGGCGATACCGTCGATCATCCCAACCTCTACCGCCTTGGTAGGCGTGAGAATCCCACCCTCTCCGAAGGTACTTCGGATATCCTCAGTTGACATATTCCGTCCGAATGCAATTCCTTCGATGAAGTTGTCATTCGTATCGTCAACGAAATCCTGAAGCTGTCCACGCGCTTCCTCACTTAGAGACTCAAGATGCATCGCCTTGAAACGACCAGCCTTGATAACGGTACGATCAATGCCCTCGTTCTCAAGCTTGCGAGAGTCGTCTTCGTGGACAAGGTAGGTACCCACAGAGCCAACCTGCGCTGACGGGGATGCGAACACCTGCAACGCAGCCGACGCAATGCCATACGCTGCTGAGTTAGCTGAAGTGTTGGCAATCGCGTAGACCGTCTGGAGCGGCTCCTCGATGGAGGTAATCGATGTGACCAGTTCACGTGGGAAAGACGGGATCAGGTCGGCAATGCTGGCGAACTGATCGCGGGCAT